GACCATTACGGAAGCTGGTAACAGCGTACCGTGGACTGGTAAATTAGATGATCTTTCTGAGCAACCTGTGGCCGAAGTAATTCGGAAGGTATTGAAGACCGACGCCAAGAAGGCCTTCGACAATTTAGCGGCTACTCAGTTCAATAGCGCGGCATTGCGTGTTGTTCCTACTGCTGGTACAAGTTTAACGGCGATTACGTTAACTACCAATGGTACGGCTACACTCACCAATAATGTTGCACTAGGAACTTCGCATGTGAAGCTAATTGTTGATACCATGAAAGAGCGTAATATACCCGCCTATACGGGCGATGACTATTACTCAATTGCATGGCCTTCAACTTATCGAACGATGAAAGATAATTTGGAAGGGATCAAGCAGTATGTTGATCAGGGATTCCGAATGATCATGAATGGTGAGATAGGTCGGTATGAAGGAGTACGCTTTGTTGAACAGACTCATAAGTCTAAAGGAAGTATCGGTACCGCCGGTTCTGCCTGGACTAATGGTTTGTCAGATTGGGCGTTCTTCTTTGGCGAGGATACTGTAGCAGAAGCGGTTGCTGTTCCAGAAGAAATCAGGGGTAAAATCCCTGGTGACTATGGACGTGATCGTGGAATTGCCTGGTACTATCTAGGTGGCTTCGGTATTACACACACACAAGCAGCCCAGTCACGTATTGTGATTTGGGACAGCGCGGCATAGGAGGCTTATTATGAGTTATTCAAATCCTGTAGTTACGCGCATTCAATCCGGTGCTGTTCAAGACATGGGTAATGGCACACCTACCGTTTTCTCCTTTAAGGGGCCAACGGGTAAAAAGGGTACTATTATTGATGTGGGTATTGAGGTGACGGAAACGTTTGCTTGTGACAGCACTGAGGCATCATTCCAAGTTGGAACTACTGGTGATGCAGATGCTTACTGCAAACTCAATATAACAGATGGAACCACGTTAACTGATACATTCAATATCCAAGACGATACGAATGCTATTATTGCGGAGGCTATTCCTGCCGATACTCAGATCGAATGTACTCCAGTTGTTGGGGTGGATTCTGGTACTGAGGCTGGTCAGGGATTTCCGTATGTTGTTGTTGAGTGGTACTAGGAGGTCACATGGCTAAGAAATTAACCAAAGCGCAGCATACTGCAAGCGGTAAAATCCCGGCAAATGGTTTGTCTTCGTTGGAAAACGTAAGTGGAGAGACTTTAGCGTCTCTTGCTTTGGCTTCCCACGGACCCAATCAATTGCCAATGGGTGTTGTTCATAAGTCTATTTCCACGGATCGTGGTAAATTTACTTTTGACTGACTAATAAGGTCGGGGGGCTACGGCCCCCCTTTCCTTTGGAGGAATTATGGCAGGAAAAATCAACATGATCACGGCTTATGTGGGTGGTAGAGTTGTCCCTGTGTCTCCTAAAGAGGCATATGGACATTCCACTGCAGCAGGTCGTGGTTATTACACTATGGACGACATGTCCGACGAGAGGACTGACGAGTTCGTGAGAGCGCAAAAGGCTTCAAACAACATGGCAAATGTTGAGGGAGAGATGGTTGGCTCTTGGAACCTTGACTTTTAATTGAAGATAATAAACCTACCGTCCAAGGAATGGGACGAATTAACCCTCGCTGATTTCGGAGGGAAAAGGACAGAGAAATCTGTCTGCGTTGTAAGATACGGCGGAATGGGGGACATGATACAAGTCTCTTCCTTGTTTCCTTTATTCAAGGAACAAGGATACCGTGTCTGTGTAAATGTTAGTGAGCGGGGAAAGGAAATATTAGAGAGTGATCCTAATGTTGATGAACTTTTAGTTCAAGAAACAGATCAAGTTCCTAATGATAGACTTACTCCGTATTGGGAGAATTTATCTCAGTGCTTTGATAAATTCGTACAACTTTCTGAATCAATAGAAGGTTCTCTCTTATTGACTCCTCAACGTGAGGAAGAAATTCGTGGAGAGCGAGTTATGGTATCGGCTAGTAAATATTATAACCTTTCAAAGGAAGAGATTCATGAAAAATGTAATGTGAATTATATGGAAAGGACTCATGATCTTGCTGGCCTTCCGCATAAATTTTACCCTAAGTTTTATCCTACCGATGAAGAAGAAAGACGCGCCAAGAGAAGACGTAAAAAAGTTAAATCAAAGTATGTAATTCTGTGGGCTTTATCTGGTTCATCTGTTCATAAGGTTTATCCTTGGACAGATGCCGTAATGTCTAGGATTTTGATGGATAGAAAAGATGTATCTTTTGTAACTGTGGGTGATGGCCTTTGTGAATTATTAGAAGTAGGGTGGGAGAAAGAAAAAAGAGTTGTTGCAAAATCTGGTAAGTGGTCTGTTAGAGATACGCTTGCTTTTTTAGATGTGTGTGATGTGGTGGTTGGCCCAGAAACTGGTGTTTTAAATGCAGCATCTACATTGAAGTGTCATAAGGTAGTTTTATTGTCGCATTCATCTCACGAGAATTTGTCAAAACATTGGAGAAATACTACTTCGTTAGGACCGGAAGATTATCCTGATTACTGTTTCCCATGTCACAAGATGCATTATGGATTTAGTACGTGTAATAGAGATAAAGAGACTGGTGGTGCAATGTGCGCTGCAAAAATAAACCCAAAAAATGTAGTAGAGGATATATTGAGAAATCTTAAATGAGCACATATTTAGTTTTATGTCAAGACATGGCTAGGGATATTGGTATCCCCGGAACAGGGCCAGCTGCTGTGGATTCCACTACTCTCTCTGAAGAAGAGAATGCTGTGGTTCGTTATGTAGCGAAAGCAGATCAAGATATACAGAGTAGGTGGTTTGATTGGGATTACCTTTGGTCTACTGCAACCATGACAACGATCACAAGTACGGCTACGCTTGCGGCGACAAATACTTCGCCGGGTGCTTTTCCAACTGACTTGGGCAATTGGAAGCTTGGCTCTGTTGTGTGGGACCCAACCTCAGAGTCTTATCAAATTTTAGAATATGAACCGTGGAATGAATACAGAGAGAATTACAAGTATGGGACAGTTGACTCTGATATTCCAGAAGTTTTTTCAGTTCATCCTGACAATACATTAGATTTCTATCCCACACCTAGTTCTGCTACTGCAGTTCAGGCTGAGTATTGGGCTACCCCAACTGTGTTAGCCGCAGACGCTGATGTCTCTGCCATACCTCCAAGATTTCATAAGATTATTATAGCGAGAGCTAAGATGTATTATGCAGAGAATGAAGACGCTCCAGAAATTATGGCTGGCGCGTTAGCAGAATTTGAAGACTTATTGGATAAACTAGAAGCAGATCAACTCCCCTCGCAGAAGAATAGAAGATTCTCTTCCGCCCAAAATGCATTCAATTTTGTGGTACGCCCAGAATGAGCAAGTTAAGAAACAGAGATATAAAACCCAGCAGACTTCAATCTACTTACTTCCCCTTTGAGGGCGGCGTCAACATGGTAGATCCCTCCTTGGCTTTGCAGCCGGGTGAGTTAGTTGCTTCTAATAATTTTGAAATTGATATTCGTGGGCGCTATAGAAGAATAGATGGGTATGAAAGATTTGATGGTCAGACTCTACCTTCAGAGATTACCTATTACAGGATTCCTTTTACTGTTGGCACTGCTAGAGATTCTGTATTTGACAGCGCTTTCAGCACTGCATTTGATATGCAAATTCCTTCCCAAGGAGACTTGGTAAAAGGAGAGACGAGTGGGGCTATAGGTTCAATATTGCAAGTGAGTATTGAGGATGTAACAGGAGATGATGAGGCGGGCTCTTTCTCTAATTCGGATGCGGAAGGATATGTATATTTTACTGTGGTCTCAGGAACACTGGAGGATGGAGAGACTATGTTTTTTCTAAATAAAGATAGCGCTTTTGGAAGCGCATTTAATGTGGAGTATGGCTAATGGGAACACCAACAGCGTTAAGAAAGGAAAGATCAGTTCTAACTGGCACCAGTTTTGCTAATAATACTACTGGCGCCATTACTGCTCAGATGGTCAGACAATTTACAGAGTCCGGTATGGGCGGATATGGGACTATATATTCACCATCTGGAACACCAGCCAGTCAAGCAGTTGCATCGTTAGCGACCGCAACAATAGATTGGAATGCTGATTCAGTTGGGGCTAATGGTCCTGATGATACGGGAAGTGTGGCTGCTACTACTGTAGGAACCGATGCTGATTTTGCTAACGACAGGATCAGAATATACGACAAAGGATTCTTCATGGTTAATCTGGGTGTAAGTTTTGCTCAGACTGGAACCGATACTGTAATATGGACATTCAGAATTGCCCATGATATAGATGGTGCTGGTGCAACTTATCCGGGTTATGACGCCGCCGTCCAAAGAGCGGTTGCTACATTAGAGAATATGGTATCTATTTCTGGCATCATTGATACCACGGGACATACTACTTATACAGATGTTCTTGCTCAGGTTAAGAATGGTCATGCAAGTAATTCTGAGAATTTTCAAATGCACTACGGTCAGTTATCAGTATTTAGGGTTGGTTAATGGGCATTCTTGCCACTAGCCTTTCTTACGGCCCTCCAGTATTAAGAGATGCTGATGTAGATTCATCACTTGTATCTGAACTTCAGGCAGCGATTGAGGATCAAAGAAGTATTATTAATATTGTCCCCGGAGAGGGGGACGTAATGGGTGTGTGGGTTTTTAAGGGAAATGTATACGCCTTTAGAAATAAGAGTGGTGGTGCCACCGCCGGAATGTATAAGAGCACTGCAACAGGATGGTCTGAAATTGATCTTGGAACCGCGCTAAACTTTGATGGGACAGTTAAAAATGGAGAGCCCATCCCCGGAGATACTGGAACACCAACAACTATTGTGGGCGCAAGTAGCGGAGCTCAGGGTGATCTGGCTGGAATCACTTATTACCAAGATTGGGATTTTGGCGCGGCTGGCGCTATGGTTCTCACTAATATTACAGGGACGTTCACAGATAATGAGAATCTCCAGATGCCATTGCTGGCGTTTACT